ACATCAGCACCGGGGAGTTGTTCGATCCCGAGACCTTCACAAAGAAAGGCGAGGAGCCGTGGATACCGAGCGACGCCACCATAGCGAACTATCTCAACAAACCAAAAAACAAACTGCTGATCGAGAAACGCCACCGTAGCCGGACAGCCTTCATGCACGAGCAGATGCCCCACATGCACCGACACAACGGAGAATTCTCCCTGTCGCAGGTTACTATGGACGACGTTGACCTTCCGCGCCGCATGAGAGGCAACGAAAGGGTACACGCCTATTATGCCTACGACGTGGTGAGCCAGTGCCGAATAGGGGCCGCCTATGGAAGGAAGAAGGATGAACGCCTTGTGGTTGACTGTTTCAGGGATATGTTCCGGCTGATCGAGCGCAACGGGTGGGGAATGCCGGCCGGCATCGAGGTCGAGCAGCACCTTATGAGCCAATACAAGGACGGATTCCTCCGGGCCGGCGTCGCCTTCCCCTTCGTACACTTCTGCGCGCCCCAAAACTCTCAGGAAAAGTACGCCGAGCCGCTCAATGGCGCTTTCAAACGGTCGATAGCCCATAAGAACCATACCTCCATAGGTCGATTCTACGGTAAGGGCAAGAACCGTATCGAGAGTAAGAAAATCAGCGATGAGACCAACGAAACCTACGAAGATCAGCAATACTACACCTTTGAGCAACTTGTGGCAGACGACCGCGCCGACAATCTGGAATGGAACAATACCCTGCACCCAAACCAAAAGAAATACCCCGGCA